AGGAACAATGAAGAAGAAGAATCATCCAATGAAGGCCGAGGCCAAGAAGCACGGCAAGAAGCACGAGAAGATGGAAGGCAAGATGTTCGAGAAGAAGGAAAAGAAGTCTTCCAAGTACAAGAAGGGCATGTGATCATGGCCAAGAAACCATCCGTTAGCATGAACAAGAAGGACAAGAACCCAAAGGGTGGCTTGACCCAGGCAGGTCGTGACAAGTACAACCGAGCAACTGGTTCAAACCTAAAGGCTCCAGTCGGTCGTGCTCCCAAGACTCCAGAGGAGATGCGCCGACAGGGTTCATTCCTCGTAAGAATGGGGTCAGCGGCTGGTCCACTCAAGGATGAGAAGGGTAGACCAACCCGCCTAAAGCTATCACTGGAGGCTTGGAACCACAGAGGTGACAAGGCTTCGGCTGTAGCCAAGGGCAAACGCCTGCTTGAACGCTATCAAAACATCAAGAAGAAGAAATGACATGAACAACATAGACACCCTCAAGGAACTGCTGATCGACTGCTTGGTTGAGGATCTCATGGATCCAGAGAAACGCGGTCCTGGTCTGTACCAAGTGGTTGCAAGAGTCATTTCAGACAATAAGCCAACCAAGGATGAGGCAACCGCCATACGGACGGAAACGCTGGAAAGCATCGCCCCATTCAAGTTGAAGAAAGCTTGAGAACTATCCCCACATAGACTTGCCCTGACGGGCATGGGGGATATACGCTAGCCGCACATGGGGTTAAACCCATGTGGCATTACGGCTGCCAATCCATCGGGCATTTATGCGCCAGAGGATTTCGCTACGCCCCCACAGGTCGATGGGCCTGTGGGGGATTTGAAAGGAGGTACTATGAAAGTACCAGAGGAAGTACTTGAGGATTTCAGGAATCACCTGTTCTTTGCTTTCAAGTACCTTGGACTTGGAGAACCAAGTCCGTTGCAATACGCCATTGCCCACCGCATCCAGCACGGGCAACGGGATTTCCAGCTACAGGCTGGCAGAGGTGCTGGAAAGTCGACCATCATGGCGGTATATGCCAGCTGGTTGCTGCTACGGGATCCAGACACAAGCATAATGGTCGTGTCTGCAGGAGCTGATAAGGCGATCAAGTTCATATCGCAGGTAAGGCAGATACTAGGAGCAACACCGTACATGGTCCATCTGATCCCACGGGATTTCGACAAGGACAACGCATTCGGATTCAACGTGGCCGCACGGACAAGGCTTGGTCAGGATCTCTCCTGCTACGCCAAGGGCGTGACTGGTCAGCTTACTGGATCACACGCAGACTACATACTTCTGGATGACATCGAGATCGAGAAGAACTCCGATACACCTGCCGCAAGAAGCAAGCTTCTGGACAGATTGACGGAACTCGAGCAGATCAGAAATCCAGTTGAACACGGTAGAATCATGTTCCTTGGAACATACCAGAGCACCGATTCTATATACCTGAGACTTCCGTATCCAATCGTCAAGTTTCCAGCCGTCATGCCAGATCCAGACATTGAGTCGCAGATGCTGCATGTGGATGAGTACATACTTGAGCTTGATGTTGAGCCAGGAAGAACCGTGGATCCAGTGAGGTTTCCACAACATGTTCTGGATGAACGTCTTGCCAAGATCGGACCACGGCATTTTGCTCTGCACTATCTGCTTGATCCAACTCTCAGCGATGCCTCCAGGTATCCACTGAGACTGGAGGATCTGATCGTGATGGATGTTCCAACGGACATGTTTCCAGAAAAGGTGACGTGGGCAAGGGGTCAGCCACTCAGGATTCCATCCTATGGTCTAAACAACGACTTCCTGTATGGACCGATGTGGAAGTCTCCTAACATGATTGAATACATGGAAACAGTAGTATTCGTGGATCCATCTGGCAGGGGTGCGGATGAAACGGCGGTATGTGTTGTTTCATTCGTGAACGGCTACATAGTGGTGCATGAACTGACTGGACTTGAAGGCGGCTATGACAACGTCACGTTGATGAAGATAGCAAAACTTGCCAATGCCTATGGGGCCAACAGGATCATGGTTGAATCAAACTATGGTGACGGCATGTTCACTTCGCTTCTCAGACCCATAGTTTCGGCAGCGTGTGGACAAATCGCAATAGGTGAATTCAAGGTAAGTGGAAGCAAGGAACGTAGAATACTGGATGTGCTGGAGCCAGTCATGGCACAGCACAGGATTGTATTCGATACGAATGCCATCAAGGACAAGGAAAACCAGATTCAGATCACCAGAATGCAGGACAAGCGGGGTGCCTTGAAGCACGATGACCGCATAGATATCCTTGCAAGCGCGGTGAAGAACTGGTCGGAGGAACTGGTCATAGACCCAGACAACCTCATTCAGAAAAACAAGGACAAGGAACACGCCAAGATGATCAAGGACTGGATGGGAAACAAGAGAATGTCAGTCCTTCTTGGCGATAGATACTACGGACAAAAGGAACTTGGTTCCGCTTCCGTTAAAAAGACAAATAACATTTTGGATAACTTCTACAGGAGATAGACATGCCATTCATCATAGGTGGTCTGGCTGCAGCGAGTGGGATCATGTCTGCCATTGGCGGCGCATCTAGCTCCAAGGCACAGGCCATGGCTGCACAGATGCAGCAACAGCAGCAGAACTTCCAGAATCGCTGGCAGAACGAGGCTCAGAACAGAAACCTGCTAAGACAATGGCAGGCGCAGGTTGAGGCAAACAAGCAGATTGAGGCAACCGCAAACAAGCAACTTGCCTATGGAAAGACATATGCACGGGAGGCATTCAAGAATTCGGCTTCAATGCTGTCAAAACAGACAAGACAGGCAAACAGCATGTTTCTTGGTAGTGCGAGTTCACGGGGTTTGTCGGTTGATTCAGCTTCTGCGCGTGCAATGCTTAGGCAAAGTGCACAGGAAGCGGAGCAAAACTCACTGAATCTTCGTAGCAATTTCGAGAACAGTCTTCGGGACATGGAGACTCAATATGCAAACCTACTTGCACAACGAAACCTAAATACACCAGAGCAGACAACGCTTCTTGAAGGACAAGCCGTGACGGTAGATTCATCATCATCAATGCTCATGACTGGAATTGCAACAGGCTTGATGAGTGGTGTATCGTCTGGTATTGGAGCATACAATCAAACTGGTGGTAATCTTGGAAAGACGGCCAGTGGAAGATTATTTGGACTTAAATAATGCTGAACCCAGATAAACTAAACAAATTATTTACAATGGCTACTGGAAAGACACCAGCAATTGAACAGACAAAGAAGGTTATCCAGACAGCCAACAAGTCAAAAAAGACAAGATCAAGCATGAATCTAGCAAAGATGCGTGGCTTGTATTCAGATCCATTCGAGGCATGGACCAAGTGGTTCAGGTCAGAACAACGAAACGTATCAATGGATAATGCCAACGATCTATGGTCTGAAGCCGAAGCCTCGTTTCCTGGTTCTCCAGAACAGGCTCGTGATTGGATGAGATCAGAGACCAACTCTCTTGTAGATCATCCAGATCCAACTATCAAGGATATAAACCTAAAGAAGTATCTTAGCAAATCACCAGACTGGTTGTCTAAGGAAATGCTTCCAACGCTTGCACAGACAAGTGCTACCGTGTCGGACCAGAATCTGATGAAATCAAAGCTTGCCTATAGAAAATTATTCATGGACAAGCTTTCAAAGATTGATTTTTCACAACTTGATCCAGAGGTTCCTGTGGAGGTTCACGTCGAGGATGCACTGAAACTCGAGGCTCTTGGTCTTCTTGACTCTGCCCAGGTATTCAACGGTCGTCTATCAACCAACAATAGCGGAACAATTCAACCAGCCTTTGCACTTGATCAGTCCATTCAGGGAATAGCTCCTGGACCAGAGTTCAAGGCAATCCAGGAGATTGCCGAACCAATACTTACAAAGGAGATTGAGATGGCATTGAACAACACCACTGGAACAATTGAAATGGATAACAAGGCTTCACGTGCCGTTGCAAGACGAATGCTTGAATCTGGAAGCATGGATCTTTCCGAGTGGCAGAATGCGATAACAATGCTTGGAAACCAGGATGATGTAGTGGATTCTGGAATCAAGGGCATTGTTGAGCAGAATCCATTCATGGATGTCGAGGACAATATCTCGGCTGCAATAGATATAAACAACATCAAGCGGGGTATTGGATGAGTCAACTACCATCGGTACAGCTACAGGGACCTGGTGTCTTTGCACAGCCAGTGAATCCAGTGGTATATCAGGAATCACAGACATATTTCCCAAAGCCACAGGTTTCAATTGGCTTCAGGGGTCTTGATCTTGGATTGATTGGAAAAAGCATTGCACAGCTTGGAACACAGGTTGTGGAGACATATAACGAACAACAGGTAAACAAGACATCGAATGCGCTTGAAGCCCTTCAGAATAAGACTGGCGCACTGATAGATCAATGGTCAAGCGTCAACGACTTCGACGGTGTCCAGATGACCTACGATGAATACAAGGAAGCAGCCAAGGATATCCTAGGCTTCGATCCAAACGACGAAGAAGTTGGTTCAATGCTAGGACCATATGGAAAACTCGCAGCAAATGCAAGAGCGTTCTCCGCTTCGGTCGATGTCGACATCGAGAAGAAGAAGCGTGGATGGTCCGATACCATTGCGTATGACAACTACGAGTCATACATGGCAAGGGAAGAAAAGTATTTCCTCGAGGCAGACGATAAGATAACAGCAAATGCAAACAGATTGCTTGATCTTGAACAGGTGTTCAAGCAACAGGCAAATGCAGACATAGCCGCAGAGCTTCCAAAGACTGGCTACAG